TCAGACAAATATTACGTCTGCCGCCGGAGAGCGTATTGATGAATGGACAGCTCTCGGAGTTAGCGCGGTTCTTGGATCTGTATCACTGCTTGCTGATACTGTAGCTTCATTACCACTTCGTGCATACCGAACAAAAAATGGTAAGCGTGAATCAATTGCTCTTCCAGACATTATTGCAAATCCAGATCCGGAATCAAATTCATATGAATTGATTCACCAAACTATGGCTTCGCTTGCTCTTCATGGCAATGCTTATATCCATATTGACCGCGATCGATCAGGAAATGAGATTGGTTTAGTACCTCTTCACCCTTATCAAATGCAGGTTTTGCCTACTGGAGATCAGATCGGTCGCAAGTATTTGCACCTTGGCAACCCAATTGATCAAGCAGATTTGATTCATATTCGTTGGTTTACACCTCCACAATCACTTGTTGGCGTGTCTCCTATGATCCAAAATCGCAATCTAATCGGTATTGCGCTTGCTATGGATCGTCATATTTCACAATTTTATGCTGAAGGAGCAACACCTTCTTCAGTATTAGAAACAGATCAGAAGCTTACTTTAGATCAGGCGCGTACAATTCAAGGCACTTGGGAATCAACTCATCGTCGCCATCGTCGCCCTGCCGTACTTTCTGACGGTCTTAAGTGGCGTCCGGTTACAACATCGGCAGCAGATCAGCAAATGATTCAGACTCGTGAACAGTTGATCCGTGACATTGCTCGTATCTTTAGAATTCCTTCACACTTGATCGGCGCAACCGGTGATTCTCAGACTTACCAGAACGTTGAACAAGCGTCATTGAATTTCTTAGTTCATACAATCATGCCGTGGCTTCGTCGTTTAGAAGTTGCATTTAGCAGAATGCTTCCACCAGGAACAGATGTTGCTTTTGACACTGCAACTCTTCTTCGTACTGACGCTCTTACACGCGCTGAGGTTGGCAAGATCCTTGTATCTACAGGACAACGCTCACCAAACGAATTAAGAAATCTTGATGGCTTTGAGTCTTATGAAGGTGGAGACGTATTCAATCAAGCGTTCCAGGGAACGGCGCTAGCCGGTGGTGAATTGCCACCTCTTGGCACCGATTCAGATCCTTCAACACCAGTCATGGGAGTAATCGAATAATGGCCGAGATGTATCGAGTACCAAAAGCATTACGTGAGCAGGCAGAAAGTCTTTATACTGATCTCGCGCTAACCATTAGGGGAAACGAAACTGTAACTTTAGAAACTGTCGTTGAGATCCGCGACGCGTTCGATAGCTCTTGGGCTAAAGAAATCTGCGACAAGGTTACACGAGATGCGGCAATAGTTTCTCAAACACCTAAGGAGACACGCATGGCACCCGAAGGAACACCTGATCTAGTCGAGGAATTAACCGAGTGTCTTGGTGATGTTGTCTCGATCTACTTCCGCGCTCACGGAGCTCACTGGAATGTTAAGGGTCCGGACTTCAGCGAATACCACAATCTCTTTAATGAGATTTATGAGGACATTTATTCAAGCATTGATCCAATTGCTGAGAATCTTCGCAAGCTTGGAGCTGCTGCACCATTCAAATTAACAGAATTTGTAGCTCTCTCTGAGCTTCCAGATGCCAATGTAGGATCTGATGCGCGCGCTTTAGCTGTTGACTTGCTTGCTGCAAACGATATTGTTCTTGATCAGCTTTCAGACGTTTTTGAATGCGCAACGCGTGAAAATCAGCAAGGAATTGCAAACTTCATTGCAGAACGTCTAGATATGCATCAAAAATGGAAATGGCAATTGTCTTCTTCTCTCGGAGTTGACATCGTAGAGCCAAATCCAGATCCTCTTGATCCTTCAGGTATGGACCCAGATGATCAGGAAGATGCAGTAAAAGACTGGACAGCACCAGATTTAATGCCTCGTTCAGAAGAAATCACCGTAGAAACTCAGGGTAATGAGGAGTTAACGATGCAAGAAGAGCGTAAAGTAGCAATCGCATCAGCTGAAAGAATCACCATGAACGCCGAAGTTCGTGCAGTTTCTTCTGAAGATGGATCGCTTCGCGTTGCCGGATATGCTGCAACATTTAATTCTGAAGCAACCGGACTTAATTTTCGAGAAGTAATTGCTCCTGGAGCTTTTACTCGTACGCTTCAATCTGGAAATCCTGTCTTCCTTCTTGTCAATCACGATATGGAAGCAATTCCATTAGCGTCAACACAATCTGGAACTCTTCGTCTATCTCAGGACAAAATTGGTCTTCGCATGGAAGCTGACCTTGATCCTGCAAACCCTAAGGCGCAGGAATTGGCTTCAGCTTTGAAGCGTGGAGATGTTGACAAGATGTCTTTTGCTTTCTCAGTAGGTCCAGATGGTCAAACTCGCGAAGAGGGTCTTCGTACTCTTACTGATCTTGATCTCTTTGAGGTCTCAGTTGTGACATGGCCAGCGTATGACTCAACATCAGCATCAATGCGATCCGCAGGCGAAGAGGATCTTGATCTTCGTAAGCGTCAACTTGCATTGAAATTTAATCAATATTCCCTTCGCAAGAAGCGTAAGGGTTAACCCTCGGCGCGAACGCCCCGACGGTCTTCACACACATCAATAGAAAGGGACAAAATGTCTCTAGCAGCAAAGCTCATTGAGCAGCGTGACGGTCTTGTCGCCGAGGTTGAAACAACTCTCGCGGCAGAAGACGTTACAGCAGAAGCTCTTGATGCAGCATCAGTAAAGCAAGATGAAATTGCTAAACTTGATGAGCGCATCGCAGTTGCACAAACAAATGAAAAGCGCACAGCTGAACTTGTGGAATCACGCAAGGAATCAAAGGTCGCAACATTTGGCGGAGCAACAGTAACTCGCGAAGCAATGACATATGACCGCGATGGAAAGAATTCTTTCGTTCGCGACATGATCAACGCTTCACTTCGTAACGATTCTGATTCATGGTCTCGTTTGCACCGTCACCAAGCTGAAGTCGCAGTTGAAACTCGCGACATCAACCGCACCGACACATCTGGTGGAGATTTTGTACCACCAATTTACCTTACAAACGAATACGCAGAGTTTGCTCGTGCTGCTCGCGTAACCGCTGATCTTCTTACTGGAATGGCTCTTCCGTCCGGCACAGATTCGATCAATATTCCTCAGATCTCAACCGGATCGCTTTCTGCGTTCCAGTCATCTGATAACTCAGCGACAACAACTCGCGATCTTGTAACTTCAACAGTTACAGCGCCAGTTCGTACGATCTCTGGTTACGAGAATGTATCAATTCAGCTTGTTGAGCAAAGCCCTCTTGCTGGTGGCCTCGATCGTATGATCTTTGGCGATCTCATGAAGGATTACGCACTTCAGCTTAATACTTCTGTTGTTGGTAATGGCGATGGAACATCAGGTACACTTCGTGGCTTGATCAACCTTGGCGCAGATACAACAAACGGTATTCCAACAACTTGGACCGAAGCAACACCAACAGCTACAGGCGGCTTGACTGCAATGGCTAAGGCAATCTCTAAGGTTGTTACAAACCGTTACCAGGACGTGGAAGCAATTGTTATGCATCCATCAACTTGGTACTGGTTCATGAGCCAGGTCGATTCTTCATCACGTCCACTCGTTGTTCCTGTTGCAGCTGGTCCATTCAACGCTAACGGCGTTGTTGACGCACCAGGCGCATCAAAGGGTCTTGTTGGAACAATGCACGGCGTAAGAGTTTACGTAGATGCAACACTTCCAAAGAACTACGGCGCATCAACAAACCAATCTCCAATCTTGGTTGGTAAGTTCTCAGATAGCTACTTGTTTGAATCAGGCGTTAAGACACGTGTACTTCCAGATGTATTGTCAGCTAACTTGACAGTGCGTTTTCAGGTTTACGGATACACAGCGCTTGCTCATCGTTTCAATAAGGCAGTTTCTACTGTCGCCGGAACGGGAACAGTCGCACCTTCAGGCTACTAATTAGTCTAGCTTTGACGCTGGCTCTACCCTCGGGTAGAGTCAGCGCCATAGCGCAAGATTTAGGGGGAAGTTATGAAATCAATTTTCTTGGAAGGTTTAACAACCGCAAGAGATTTAGTTAAAGAAAAAGGAATTGAAGCGCTTGAAGCTTTGATCTTGGAGCATGAAAAAGGCGTCATTGAGACAGCCGCCGTAGATCCCAGAGTGGAGATACGATGAAAAGTAAAGATAAAGTTGCCATAGGAATGGTTAACGACGGATCGATTAATGCAAATCTAGTGATTGATTTGATCCAGATCTCACGAAAGAGATCAGAAAGATTTGATTCTTTTGTTCAAGTTTCTAATATTGGACTTCTTACAAGATCTAGAAATCTTCTAGTAAAGAATTTTTTAGAACAAACTTCAGCCGAATGGCTGCTTATGATTGATTCAGACGAGCGTTTAGAGCTAGAAACGTTTGATAAATTGGTCAATGCTGTCCACGATAAGGATCGTCCGATAGTATCGGCGCTGGTCTTTGCTGCCTTTTTTGACGATGATAACCATCTTCGGCCGGTACCAACGATTTATCGCGATCTTCCCGAGTCTGGTCTTCAGGCAATGGACGATTATCCCGTTGATGAACTGATTAAGGTCGATGCCGCAGGAACTGGATGTCTTTTAATCCATCGATCAGTCTTACTTGAGCTTCAAAGCAAAGCTACTGAAAATCAGGGTCCAGATTGGGCCTGGTTTGTAGATGGCGCAATTGCTGGTCGTTGGTTTGGTGAAGATCTACTCTTTTCCCGTCGTCTTGGATCTCTTGGTATCCCGATTTACGCTCATACTGGCGCGATCTGCGCGCATAATAAAACTTTTTGGCTCGATCAACGTCACCACAAGCCGTTTCGCGAGGCGGCTTTGGAAAGTAAATCTAAAGCATCGGACTAGTTGTTACCCCCTGGCAGCTAGTCCGATGCCTCTATAAATCAAGGAGATCCTAGTGGCAACTAATTACCCTGGCGGATTGGATAACTTTTCTAATCCAACCGCAACAGATTATCTTGATTCAGCCACAGTTCCACATGCTGAACAGCATGCGAATACAAACGACGCAGTTGAAGCGATCGAAACTGAACTTGGAACTAATCCAAAAGGGTCTAAAGCCTCTGTAAAAGCTCGTCTTGATGCTGTAGATACAGCAATTGCAACCATTTCTTTAACAACCGGTCCAACCGGTCCAACCGGTGCGCAGGGTATTCAAGGTTATACCGGTCCAACCGGTCCAACCGGTGCGCAAGGTGTTACAGGACCAACCGGACCAACGGGTCCGCAAGGAATCCAGGGTGTAACAGGTCCAACTGGACCTACTGGAGCTACTGGTCCAACCGGTGCGCAAGGAATTCAAGGCGTCACAGGTCCAACCGGACCAACTGGCGCAAGTTACTCCGGCGTAACATCAACAACATCAAACACAATTGGTACCGGAGCTTCTAAATCCTGGACAATTACAGCTGGAAGTGCTTTTGTTACCGGTGCTCGCGTGCGAGTAGCATATACAACAACGCCAACAAATTACGTTGAAGGTATAGCAACAGTTTCTGGAACAACATTAACCATGACTCCAGATGCGTCTTCTGGATCTGGAACATATACAGCTTGGACGTTTTCTATTGTTGGAAACGTCGGATCTACAGGACCAACCGGCGCAACTGGACCAACTGGCGCAACGGGTATTCAAGGTGTAACCGGACCAACTGGTCCTACTGGCGCAACTGGCGCAGCATCGACTGTAACCGGACCAACTGGTGCAACTGGACCGACAGGTGCAACAGGTGCAGCTTCAACTGTTACGGGACCAACTGGTGCAACAGGTCCAACTGGAGCAACAGGTGCAGCCTCAACTGTTACTGGCCCAACGGGTCCGACAGGTGCAGCTTCAACTGTTACAGGTCCGACTGGTGCAACTGGAGCAACGGGTCCAACAGGTGCCACTGGTTCTAATGGTGCAAACGGAGCGACTGGTGCAACAGGTCCAACTGGTCCTGCCGGTGCATCCAATGCTCACGTCGCAGCTCATATTGCAACTAATGCCATTCTTCCAAACTCACCAACATATACCGCTGGAACCATTGATCAAACTGGTGGCTACGGAATTGGTGCAACACTTTCAGCAACGACTAATGGTTCATTGACAATCGATGGTCAGAGCGCAGCAGTCGATGACCGCATCCTTGTTAAGAATCAAGCAACTCAAACTCAAAATGGTATCTATGTTGTTACTGCAACTGGTTCTATCGTTTCACATTGGACGCTTACTCGCTCAACCGACTACAACAACTCGATTGCTGGCACAGTAGAGGCTGGCGATTATCTTTACGTTTCAACTGGTACTGCAAATGCTGGTACAACGTGGATCCAAACTGTTGAAGGCACTGGAACCAACAAATACATCATCATCGGTACTGACAACATTATCTTTGCTCAAACTGGCGGCGTCGGACCAACAGGTCCGCAAGGAGCCACGGGTCCAACGGGTGCGACAGGTGCGGCCTCGACCGTTACAGGTCCAACTGGCGCACAAGGTCCAACAGGGCCAACAGGTGCAACAGGTTCAACAGGTGCGACTGGGCCAACAGGTCCAACCGGTGCGACAGGATCTGCTGGAGCTAATGGTGCAACCGGACCGACTGGAGCTCAAGGACCGCAAGGAATCCAAGGAATCCAAGGTGCGACCGGACCAACCGGAGCGACAGGCACGGCAGGAGCAACTGGTCCGACTGGACCTACTGGTGCTACTGGCGCAGCTTCGACCGTAACTGGACCAACAGGTCCGACTGGTGCAACTGGAGCGATCGGAGCTACTGGACCGACCGGACCTCAAGGAATCCAGGGAGCTCAAGGTCCAACAGGACCAACAGGCGCAACTGGTGCTGCATCAACCGTTACTGGACCTACCGGACCGACTGGAGCCACAGGAGCAGCGTCGACTGTTACAGGTCCTACTGGACCAACTGGCGCGACTGGTACTGCTGGAGCAACTGGACCAACGGGTCCAACTGGTGCTACCGGTACAGCTGGAGCTACAGGACCGACTGGTCCAACCGGTGCGACGGGATCGGTAGGAGCCACTGGCCCAACTGGTGCTACAGGTGCAACTGCTTCCGTAACTTTCCCACAATGGCGTAAGGCCGCTTCTGGTGGAGAGACAACACTCTCTGGTACAGATGACTTCTCAACATCATTGACATACACCGCTGGCGCTGAAATGGTTTATATCAACGGCGTACTTCTAGAGCGCGGAGTTGATTACACCGCATCAAACGGCACAACCGTTACTGGCTTAACTGCCCTGGTTGCTGGCGATATTGCGACAGTGGCTTCACCATCGAGCTTCTCAGTAGCCAACGCCATTCCTCTTGCAACAGTTACCGCCAAGGGCGATCTTGTCGCTGCCACTGGATCGGGTGCAGTCACCAACCTCGCAGTAGGAGCTGACGGCTCAACACTCGTTGCAAACTCTTCTGCCAGCACAGGCGTATCGTGGGCAGGGCCGATTTACACCGCAGGTAAGAATCGCATTATCAATGGCGCTTTTGATATTTGGCAACGCGGTACTTCCTTTAGCGGAGTTGGCGGCTACACCGCAGACCGCTGGAAAATCAATGACGGTACTCCAGGAAATATAACAATTTCTCAGGTAACTGGAACAACTGGCTTCCAATATGCCTATCAGCGTTCATCAACTGGAACTTCATCGTTTACCCAGTTGGGACAACAAATTGAGTTTGCCAACTGCTACGACTTGCAGAATCAGACTGTAACCATTTCATTTTGGGCTAAGGCCAATAACGCAAATAGCGCTTCAACTGCCCTAACAGTCCGTACTCGTACTGCTGCTGGCGTAGATGGAGCCGCATTGTTCTCAGCATCAGCATCAGATACATCAAAAACCCTTACAACATCGTGGGCTTATTACACAGTAACCAAGGCGCTTCCTGCGACTTTTGGTGCGTTGTCTTTGGAATTTGTAGGTGCATCAGGCGCAAGCGGCGATGGATATGCCATTGATGGCGTACAACTAGAACTAGGCTCAGCCGCTACAACATTCTCCCGCGCTGGCGGAACACTCCAGGGGGAGTTAGCCGCTTGTCAGCGTTACTACTATCGTTCAAAAGCGCCTAGTGCTTATTCTCAAATTGGAGTAGGTCCAACACCACCAGCAACTACAACAATTATTTATATGAATGTAACCACCCCTGTACCAATGCGTTCAAGCGTTTCCTCTGTTGATTGGGGTGGAAATATGGGAATTTCAGATGGAGTCAATGTGAATACTGGAATTTCCTCTATCGTTCCGTCAGGTGGAAATGGTGGAAATTATGGTTCTTTTGGAACAGTTGCAATTACAATGTCATCGGGTGTTCTAACTACATACAGACCTTATTACATAACAGACAATGGCGCAGGTACTACTTACCTCGGAATAAGTGCGGAGTTGTAATATGAATAATGTAACTTTTACTTCAGTCCAAAACCTAGGTGGCTCAAACACAGAATACGCCATCATAGACAACGGCGATGGTTCTTTTACCTCTATGGAAAAAGCCATCTATGACACACTCCCATCCAACTCTTCTATCACACAGGCAGGTGAATAATGAGTCGCGCACAACTTACAAGTACGGTAGAGCAGAACTCTGCAGGAGTTGCCAGCCCATTTGTAGCTGGCAAGAACAAAATCATCAATGGTGACTTTGGAATCTGGCAGCGCGGAACTTCATTCACTCAAACTAATTTCAACGCTGGAAATATCTACACAGCAGATCGATCTGCAATGATCTGGAATGCAGTTCCTACTTCGGTCACTGTTTCTCAACAGACATTCACTCCCGGATCTGCGCCAGTTGCTGGATATGAGGGAACATATTATTGGCAATCGGCAATCACAACTGTTGGATCTTGCACCATCTGGGGTTATTCTCAAAGAATCGAAGATGTCCGTCAGTTAGCAGGTCAATCAGTCACGGTTTCATTCTGGGCAAAAGCAGATAGTGCGCGAAATGTTGCCGTTGAATTAGATCAAAACTTTGGATCGGGTGGGTCATCGTTGGTTATTGCTGGACCAACTACGATTGCCGTCACTACTTCTTGGGCGCGTTATTCAGCCACATTCTCTTTGCCTTCTATTTCAGGTAAAACCATTGGAACTAACTCTTATCTTCAATTATTTATTGCTCAAGCTGCGGCTTCGGGTTCAACCTTGAACTTGTGGGGAGTGCAGGTTGAAGCAGGTTCAGTTGCAACTGCCTTCTCAACTGCTACTGGAACTGTTCAAGGAGAGTTATCGTTGTGCCTTCGTTATTTCCGCAGGTTCGGTGGTAATGCAAGTCAGACTCGCGTAGCCGTAGGTTGGTGTCCATCTGGTTCTTCAGCCAATTATATTATTCCATTGACAACACCTATGCGAGCAGCACCATCAGTTTCAATAAGCACCTTGTCAAGCCTTTTATGGTATGACGGAACTACTGGCGGAAGTTTTACTGGCTTTGGCCCAATTATTGTCACTTACCATTCCATAGAATTGGGTGGTACTGGCTCAAGCGGTCTTACAACTGGAAGAGCAGTTGGACTTACATTTGACAACATCGGAACTTATATGGATTGGAGCGCTGAACTTTGATGCCTACTTATGAACTCGTACAAGTAACCCCAATGTCGGGGGAGTTAGTCAAGCGCACCGATGAGGATGGCACAGTTTGGTGGATTCCTACCGACCCAGCCAACTCGGACTACGCAGCCTACCTAGCCAGCCTAGAGGCGTAACTGGAACACTCCACAGAGAGTTAATCAGATCCAGGGGGATCAATGAAAATTGCAGTCTATACAATCGCGCTTAACGAAGAGCAATTTGTCCAAAAATGGTATGAATCAGCCAAAGAAGCCGATGTCTTGCTAATCGCGGACACCGGATCGACCGATGAGACCAGATCTAGAGCTGAAGCTCTGGGCATCAAGGTCATCAGCGTTCAGATCTCACCCTGGCGCTTTGATGACGCCCGCAACGCTGCATTAGCCGCACTTCCGCTGGATGTTGACTACTGCATAGCCTTGGACATGGACGAAGTCCTTCTCCCCGGCTGGAGATCTGAGCTCGAGACGCTAGACCCTGGCGTTAATCGACCTCGGTATAAGTACACCTGGTCTTGGAACCCAGACGGATCCCCTGGCCTTACCTACGGCGGGGACAAGATCCACACACGCAAAGGGTTCCGCTGGAAGCACCCGGTTCACGAGGTTCTTACCTGTCAGGATCAGGAAAATCAGCTATGGACCAAGCTTGAGATCCATCATCACCCGGATCAAACCAAGTCCAGGGGTCAATACTTTCCTCTTTTACGTCTGGCGATAAAGGAAGATCCGACTGATGATCGGAATACCTTTTATTATGCCCGGGAACTCTTCTTTCACAACCATTACACTGAAGCCATTGCTCAGTTTAAGCGTCATCTAGAGCTTCCTAAGGCGGTCTGGAAACCAGAGCGCGCAGCTTCTATGAGATACCTTGCCAAGATGGAAGATCAGGACCGGGAGAGCTGGCTGTTCAAAGCTATTGCAGAATCCCCGATCAGCCGGGAACCCCGGGTTGATCTTGCCGAGCATTACTACTCAGAAGGTCGCTGGATTGAGTGCTATGCTATGGCTCACTCAGCGCTCAGGATTACGCAGCAACCGCTGGAATATCTAGTAGAATCGGATGCCTGGGGATACTTGCCTCACGATTTGGTTGCGATTTCAGCATATAACCTTAATAACTATTCAGAAGCTGTCGAGCATGGCAGAAAAGCCGTCGAACTTGCTCCCTGGATTGATCGTCTCAAGGAAAACCTCAAGCATTATGAAGGAGCTATAAGTGAGTGATATTCAACCTCGCGTAGTTGCCGCTCCTTCTATGAACTGGCGCGAGTCTCACGAGGTGTCCAAATATCACTACCGCTACAATCAAACCGGTGTGATGTATAACCAACCTTTAGTTATTTACAACTATTACACAAACCGCGGTGACATGGGTGTCCGAGTCGTTGCGACAACAAATATGAGAGGCAGATAATCATGGCCGTTTATGATTTAGGCGATGTTGTTGCTCTTGGCGTAACGATTACCGACGCGGCAGGGTCACCAGCAGATGCAACAGCGGTTGTAGCAACGGTCGTTGCTCCAGACGGATCTTCTTCTGCACCTTCAGTATCCCACTCTGGAACCGGTCTTTATGACATTAACTACACACCAACTCAATACGGTCGTCACACGATCCGCTGGGTTGCTACCGGTACAAATGCCAGCGCATATGCTGATGAATTTACCGTCCGTAACTTTGCAGATCTTGGCGTAGTTTCACTCGATGAAGTCAAGGCTCATCTTAATATTGCAGCAACAAATACAACCAACGATGAGGAAATCCGTCGCTTTATTGACGCTGCAACCGATCTTTGCGAGAGCTATCTTGGTGTTATCCTGGGACGTCAAACATTTACAAGCGAAAAGTACGACGGAAACGTCGATCATATTCGCCTTCGTAACCCTAAGGCGCTCAGCATTACCTCGATCTATGAAAACGGCCTTCTCCTTGCTTCAACCGATTACAGCCTAGATCCAACCGGCCAGCGCGTATATCGCGTGACAACCGGAGCGCTTTCTAGTCCAACCTACTTTGGAATCTTTGCTCCAGGAGCCAATAATATTATTGTAAGCTACGTTGCAGGGTTTATTAATCCACCACCTGCCGCAAAGCAAGGCGTTCTTGAGACTATTCGCCATCTATGGCAGACTCAACGAGGCGCTGCAAACGTGATTACACGTAACCAGACCGGAGACGATTTCTATCCAGCGTCAACATATTCATTACCACGTCGCGCAATGGAACTCCTCGATCCTCTCTCACTTCCTGGACTTGCCTAATGACAACGGTTGCACTGCCGCAGCTGATTGATGGCATTAAAACAGCTTTAAGTTCTGCCGCATCTCTTTCTGGCGTCAGAATCTTTGATGGTCCAGAAATTGATGAGTCTTATCCAGGCGATGCCATTTGCGTGGGTCACGATGGATCTGAAGATGGAGAAGTACTTGCAGGAACCGCAAACAACGACTGGAACCTTGTCGGTGCCAAGAAGATGTTTGAAATTGGTACGGTAAACTGTTTTCTTTGGTCTTGGGACGGCGATACAGATATTTCTGCCCGTCGCACACGAGCTTATGCTCTTCTTTCGGCTGTGGATACTGTAATCCGCACCGACCCTAGTTTTGGTGGAGTTGTTCTTTACGCAGGTTTAGAATCGCATTCACCAACCTACCGTCAGACTAACGCTGGCGCTGTAGTCGTAATTAACTTCACCATCGCATATCACGCTCGTACTTAACAAGGAGAATCTCATGGCGAAAATTAAGAATGTTTCACCACTTGGCGACTTATCTGTCCCCGCTTTAGGCTTAACTGTTAAGGCTGGCGATGTCGTCGAGGTTACAGACGAAGCAGCAGCTTTGCTTCTAGAACAAACAGAAAATTGGGCTGCCGCTGATCAAGCAGCTGCTTCAATGATCCAAACCCCAGCAGCGCCGGACGCACCGGCTGCCGAATAGGAGAACAACATGGCAATCGGTTCCGGTATAGGTTCGCAGCTCGGCATTGCTACCGAGACAACCTTTAACACCAACGTCACCGTGACTCGTTTCTACGAGTTCACTGACGAATCTACTCAATACAATAAGAAGATCAGCGAAGGTATGGGGCTTCGTGCTGGTGGACTTCTTCCTCGCTCACAGCGTCGTGTTGTTACAACATTTGATGCTACGGGCGACATTAATCTAGATCTTCCAACAAACGGTCTTGGACTTCTCCTTGCTCACGCAATGGGTTCATTTCCTACTAAGAGCGGATCATCTTTCACGTTTACTCTTGGCGATACTTATACAAAGAGCTTTACCGCTCAGGTTGGTGTCCCTCAGTACGGCGGAACTGTAACTCCAAAGACTCTTACAGGCTGCAAGATCTCATCATTTGAGCTCGGTGTAGGCGCTGGTGAACTTGCTGTCGGTAAGTTCAGTGTTGATGCTGCAGGTCTTACAACCTCAACATCTCTTGCAACAGCTTCTTATCCAGCAAACGGATCTATCTTCCACTTTGCTCAAGGCGCAATTACACTTGACGGAACAGCAATTGCTAACGTCAAGGACTTCTCAGTAACCGTAGATAACGTCATTAAGACAGATCGTTACAACCTCGGAGCTGCTGGAGCTAAGTCTGAGCAGGTTATTAATGGCTTCCGTAAGATTACTGGTAAGCTAACCGCTGAATTTACAGATACAACGCTTCTTGCTAAGTATCTTGCTGATACAACTGCAGCGGTTGCTTTGACATTCACCGGATCTGCTGGATCTGCTCTATCCATCACTCTTTCAGCGGTTAAGTTTGACGCTGATACTCCTAAGGTCCCAGGTCCTGGCGTAATTGATCTTGCAATGACTTTTACCGCATACGATAACGGTACAGATGCACCAATGACTGTCGTTTATACAACTTCGGACTCATCTCTCTAAGGTGTCTAAAGACATTGAGATTTCCTCTCAGGATCTCCTTAACTTTTATCGCCAGGTAAAGGACGCCGATCCCTTGATCGGCAAGGAGCTCCGGAAGACTCTTGTCAAGTTGTCTAAAAGCATTGTTGGCGAGGTCCAGCACGCGGCTCTAGAACTCCCTTCGCACGGGGAGAAATCCTCAGGGGGAAAAATGGGTCTGCGTGCTGGCATCGCGGCGGCAACAGAGACTAAGATTAACCAGAGTAACCGAAGCGGTTTTAGTATCCGTATTCGAGTCTCGGGAACCAAATTCCAAGCAAAAACTGGCAAGTATAAGAAGCTTCCGCGTTACGTTGAAGGTCTTTCTAAGAAAGCCTGGCGTCACCCGGTATTTCCTGAAAAAGGATCTACCAATGGAACTTGGCAGGGTAATTGGGTTGCTCAAAAATCAACCCCGTTCCTGCTGCGCACGGTACTTCCACATAAGGCAGAACTCAGAGAAGATGTCTATGCAGCTTTTCTGGCCGCACTAAAGAAATCGCACGCACTCGACTAAAGGGGAAAATAATGGCACTAGTACTACGTGGCGAAAACTATCCAATGCCCGGAGAAGATAATCAACCAGGACCTACGGGTCGCGAGATTATCCAGATTGAAGAAGGTTTTGGACTCGATGGTCTGACCTTGCTCAGTACTCTTGGCGAAGATGAGCCTCACGCTAATCCAAAGTATTCAAAGGTTAAAGCTCTTTATGCTTTAGCATGGATCTGCTTGACTCGCGCTGGAAAGATTGTTTCAATTGATGACGTTCTTAACACATATTCAATTGAAGAAATCGGCGTTGAGGATCCTGATCTAAAAAAATAAGTAACCGCCGGGCCTTGATCCGTGGCGGTACAAGACAGAAGATTAGACAGAATATGGCTCTTCTATGTCATAATTATCCAGGAATCACACCATTTAATGTTTGGGACATTGATATTGATATTATTAATGATCTCATTGCAGCCGTTCCACAAAACAACGATTAGGAGAAAACATGTCTAGTGACAAGTCGCTTGGCGTAAATCTTATCGGTCGGGACGTTTCGGCATCAAAGGCATTAAAAAAAGTTGCTGATAGTGCAAAAGAGACCGGCGGCGCGTTTTCTCGTATTAAAGAAATTGCCGCCGGTATATTTTCTGCTCAGGCACTTGAAGCAGGCGCAAAGAAGGTTGTAGACTTTGCTAATCAGTCAATTCACGCTTTTGTTGATGTTGGCAAAGAAGTTGCTAAAACTCAGCGCATGGTTGGTGGAACCGTAGAAGAAGCTTCTAAGCTTCGTTTTGCATTTGAAGAATCTGGTCTTTCTGTTGACAAAGCTCAGATGTCAATTAAAAAGTTTGCTCAAGCAATTGATTCGAACAACAAGCACTTTAAAGAATTAAACATTTCTACAAGAGATTCAGCGGGTCATCAAAAGTCCTTTAATGACATTCTTCTTGACACCGCTGAAAAGTTTAAGCATATGCCAAACGGTATTCACAAGACCGCAATGGCTGTAAATCTCTTTGGTCGTACCGGTCTTGATATGCTTAAATTCCTGAATAAGGGTAAAACCGGTTTGCAGGAGTTAGAAGACGAAGCGCAAAAGTATGGTTTGGTTCTTACCAAAGACAATATGGAAGCAATTAGTCAAAATATTGAGGCTCATAAAAAGCTTCATGCTGCTGTTTCTGGTCTTCAGGTTCAAATTGGCGCGCATATTACTCCGGCACTGACTAAGATGACTGTTGCATTTACAAAAATTTTTCCAATTCTTTTAAAATATGTTAATCCTGCATTTAGAGAAATTGGTAAATTTCTTTCTCCAATTATTGCAATGTTAAAGAATTTTGCTACTTCTATTATTACATTAGCTAAGCATTTTATTCTTTCTTCATCATCAATGAGTAAATTCCACGATATTGGTAAAAATCTTGGAATTGTATTTAAGGTTCTTTTTGATTTTATTAAAAACACATGGATACCAGTTCTTAAAGCTGTTTGGACATTTATTTTTAAGTATATTGGTCCGGTGTTTTTGTTCCTTGTTGATATTATTTCAAAGGTTCTTGTTGTTGCAATTAAAATTGCCGTAACATCTATCAGATTTTTAATTACAGTTATTCGAGATGTTATTGGTGTTGCTCGCGCTGTGGCACACGTTATTGCAAATGTGTTTAAGTTTATTGTTAATGGCGTTAAAGCTTATATTAATACAATTATTGGTTTAATTAATTTTGTAATTGGAATTATTAATAAGCTTCACTTTAAAATTCCTTCATGGGTTCCAAAGTTTGGTGGCAAGGAATTTGGTGTTACTCTTCCCAAGATTCCAATGCTTGCAGACGGAGGCATTGTAAATAAGCCAACGCTTGCCATGATCGGCGAGGCGGGTCCTGAAGCTGTTGTCCCTCTCAGAGGTGGATTTGGCCAGGGCATGATCGTTAATGTTCATGTTGCCGGATCTGTCATTGCTGAAAAGGATCTTGCTGTTAAAGTACGCAATGAGATGGCTCAGCTTTTACGGCGAAAAGGTCTTAATCCGGCAATTCTGGGGGTTTAAGTGAGTGCTTTTGATGGTACAAATGGACCAACACTCAAGGTTCAGTTCTATTTTGGCGGGTCTTTTCAGACAGTTCCAGTAGCTGATCTGAGAGAGGTTAACCTTAATCGAGGTCGAGCTCGCGCTGATCAAAAGGTCGATGCTGGCAGCATGAGCGTTGTCTTTGACAATAGATCAGGCGATTACGATCCAGATAATCTATCTGGACCTTGGGTATCCGGTGGCGTTACTGCGCTGCGTGATGGTCTTCGAGCGCGCTTTGTAGCTACCTGGTCTGGTTCGGGTTATGTTTTATTTGACGGATACCTTGAAACCACTGACGTTAATGCTGGATTTGACGCGTTTGTTACCATGACTTTTGTCGATGCTATTGCCAAGTTTTCTAAGGTAACAGCTCCAGCGCTTAAAACTACAGCATATCAAGAGACAACCTCAACGCGTGTTGGTCGTATGCTTACATATGCTAGTTGGCCAACGGGATCTTCCTGGCGTAATATCTCAGGATCCGTTGTCATGCAAAAGACTGGTCAAGATCAAAACATTACTGACATGATTAACGAGTGCGTTCTTGCTGAAGCTGGCGGATTTTATGTCAGTCGAACTGGTGTAGCAACCTTTATTACTAATACTGAGAAGTTTAATCGTCCTACGCAGCTCCTGTTTGATGATTCTCGCGCAGCAAATACTGTTGAATACAATACCATTAAGACAACTCCTGGAACCCTTCAGGTTATTAATAATGCCGTAGTAACACGAGGTAAGCTTAAGCAAAAGACCTTTACCTATAAACCAAGCGTAACCAAGTATGGAACCAAGACGGTAAGCGTTGAAACTGCAATTCTTAGTGACAACTCGGCGCAAAAACTTGCAACATATCTTGCAACCAAAGACGCAAAACCAAATACAACGGTTGCTGAAATTAACTTTACGGCATTGGCACTCGATGTCTTATATCCTGATTTCTTATCAACAGAACTCTTAGATCAGGTAACAGTTAAAAGAACAACGGTCGACGGACGTAATTTGACCATTTATCTTGTTGTTGAAGGTATGCAACATAAGATTACTCCAGACGACTGGAATGTTACTTATCAGACCTCACCCATGAATTCAACCCGACTAGTTCTACCGTAAGGGGATAAAACATGCCATTAGCTCCTCAGATTACCAACACGCCTGTTGATATTACTGTTAAAGATTTTGCAATCAGCGCAGTAAGTTACACATCCTCAACCGCAACTTATACTGCCACTGGTCATACGTTTGCAGCTGGTGATACCGTCATTGTTTCTGGACTTGCTCCAGACGGATATAACGGAACATTTACAATTGCTTCTATTGCCACAAATACTTTTACGGTTGCTAATACGACAAACTTGGCAGTAACAACCGCAACTGGTGACGCGTATTCTGCTGATAATACTGATTATGATCAATCGGATGTTAGTAGAATTTTTATTCCAAATTCTGAGGATCTTTCAGATCCAACAATCAACCCAGCGCTTGCTCAGGCTCAACAAGCGATTTCTGATGCAGCAACGGCAATCGCAACGGCAAATACGGCAAATGCCAACGCGACATCAGCAGCTTACACAGCTGGCGTTGCTCAAACTACGGCTAATGGCAAAAACACTGCTCACTATTCCACCTCTGGTCCTTCAGGAAGTGGCACTAATGGCGACATTTGGTTCCAGGTTAATGGTGGCGGCACAGTCCTCTATCAGTATGTTTATAACAGTGGCTCCTGGGTTTCCGCTCCGATCAGCGATACCGTTATCGCAAACCTTGACGCCGGCAAGATCAACGCAGGAACGATTACTGGTATCGCCTACAACAATGGGTCAGGAACATTCTCGGTATCGCCATCTGGCGTTCTCGTAGCCTCTAGTGCGACGATTACCGGCAACATTACTGCCACAAGCGGAACATTTACTGGAACGGTCTATGCGTCGGCTGGAACATTTACTGGCACTGTAACTGCGACCAGTGGTTCCTTTACTGGCTCAATCTATGCTTCATCAGGAACCATCGGTGGATTTACTATCGTAGGCAATGACTATCTAAATTATGGATCAACTTATATTTACGGAAACTCTAGCTCATCACCTTATGCCATTCTTGATATTAGCAAAATTATTGGTGCTTCTAGAATAGAGGCTTTAGGATCAGCTTCTAATGCTCTATATTCAGGTGGTGGCTTGCAAGTAGCGGGGCTTGCAGAAATTTTTGGAAATCTTCAAGTTCACGCTATGTCTGCTAGTGCATATACTCCTGTTTATTGGAATTCATCAAATTTTCGTTTTTATGCAACTACTTCATCTGCAAGATATAAAGAAAACATTACAGATATTCCTGCTGCTGATTATCTTTCAGCAATTCTTAAACTTGAACCCGTAACTTTTACTTACAAATCTGAATACACAGATGATACAAACCGACTGAATTTTGGTCTTATTGCCGAAAGTGTTGCTCAAATTCCTGAATTAGAAATCCTTGTCAATAAAAATACAGAAGGTCAACCAGATTCGGTTCTTTTTGATCGTCTTGCTATATTTTTAGTGCCAGCAATTAAACAACTCAACGACAGACTCAAAAAGTTAGAGGGGAAATAAATGCCATACCACGTTGGGGAACCTAATTCATATGGATGTAATGGGTTTCCAGTAATTAAAGACGATGATAATCAGGTTATGGGTTGTCATATCATAAAACAGGATGCAATTAATCAACTTAAGGCACTTTACGCTAACGAACCAGATCTAAAGGGGAAATAAATGGCAGAAATAGATGTTAATCAGGTTCTTGCTGAGCTCAGAGAAATTATTGGCCAACAGGCGCAAGAAATTGCAGTACTTAAGGCAACAGCAAAACAGTCAACCACTAACTAAGAACGGGTAACCGCGCAAATGGCAAACGTCGATACAGCGACCATAATTTATTCATATTTTTTTGTAATAGCGGCATTACTTGCCGGAGTGGGAATTATTGCTAAACACGCAATTAAAACTCATACCGAGCACATTGAAGATAAGCTATCGCGGATTGAATACGCGCTGTATAACGACGGTAAAACCGGACTGATTAATAAGGTTGAAGAATTACTTACTAATCAGCAATGCATCAGAATTGATGTCGAGGTCATGAAAACGAGGATCAATGAACGCGGTTGACGTCTTAAAGGCAGCTCAAAGCAAGGTCGGAACCGTTGAAGGCGGAGGAGCTGATGGTAAATCTGGCAATATCGTCTGGGTCTGGGACTGGTGGAAATTGGTCACCAAAGCCAACCTCCAGGGATCACCCTGGTGCGCTGGATTTGTTTCCTGGTGCTTTGCTCAGGCAAATGTCAGCGCTCTTGTAGCTGCCGAAAACTCTCACGGATTTGTCAGCACGATCAATGGACTTGCATGGTTTAAGAAAAAGGGTCAGCTTGTCGACCCTAAAACTGCTCAACCAGGGGACATTGTTTTCTTTGACTGGGACGGTGCAGGTCATGCGGATCATGTGGAGATCGTCGAAGCTAACAATAAGACGTTTCTCACCACAATCGGCGGAAATACTTCAGCTGAAGGCGTCAAGGGATCTCAGCAGAATGGCGGCG